AAGATGATGCACTCTTAGGAAAGGCATATAAGATTATAGACCTTATTTCTATAAACATAGGTAAAGCTAAAATGGCAGCACCTAAGGAAGAGTCTAAGTAATGAGTGAATCCCCTGATGCTTTCGTATATAGAGCAACTCTAGACAGAGTAGTTGACGGGGACACTTTAGATTGTACGTTAGACCTCGGTTTTGATGTATTTCTTAATAAGCAAAGAGTAAGACTTGCAGGAATAGACACTCCTGAGAGCAGAACTAGAAATTTACAAGAAAAAGCTTTAGGTCTAAAAGCTAAAGATAGATTAATTGAATTGTGTGAAGGCACATTCAAAGTAAAGTCATTAGGTAAAGGTAAGTATGGCAGGATTTTGGGGATTCCTTATACAGCAGATGGCAAAGATATTTGTCAAAAACTCATTGATGAAGGACACGCAGTTGAGTATTGGGGAGGAACCAAGACAGGAAAAATATTGGAAGACGGAACATGGGGCGAATAAAATGCACATATCAGAAGAAGGCTTATCATTAATAAAAAAATTTGAAGGTTGTCCGACAGCAGGAGGATTAGCTATACCATATACATGTCCTGCAGGTGTTTTAACCATTGGATATGGACACACAAAAACAGTTAAAGAACATGATAAGTGGACTATGGACCATGCTAGTTACATACTTAGAGAAGAAATAGAAAACGAATATGAAGTCTTCATTAATGACCTTGTAGACGTACCTCTAGAGCAACATCAATTTGATGCCTTAGTTGCATGGGTTTTTAATCTAGGCTCAGGAAACTTACAAGAATCAACAATGTTGAAGGTATTAAATGCAGGTGATTATCATTCTGTGCCAAATCAAATGAAAAGATGGAACAAAGCTAACGGTAAAGTTTTAGATGGTTTAGTGCGGAGAAGAGAAGCAGAAGCAAAAATGTTTGCAGGGGAAGATTGGTTTACAGTCTAATGGCACTGTCAAAGAAACAAAATAAACGTCTTGGTGCAATACTATCTGTGATGTTTAAAGAAGAAACTCCACCTGATCGTATACAAGAACTTTTAGATGGAGGTTTTGTATCACAACAAAATGACGATGTTCTTATAACTCCACTTGGTCTATCAGAAAAAAATAGATTGTGTACATTAAGTGGTTTAAATATTAAATACACAACAGAGAAAAAAGATATATAAACTTAATTCCAATTACTTCCTTCATACCAACCGACTAAAGAATATCGGGAACCCTTAGTTACAGGTGTCACTTGATGATATAGAAATGAAGGGAAAATTATTAAAGTACCCTTTTGTTTTATAATAGATTGTCTAGGTGTTCTTATGTCACTTGAGAATAAAAACTCTCCTCCTTCGTAATCTGTGGCACTTGATAGTTGTAATGTAATACTTAATTTTCTTGTTGATATTCTGTCTTCTAATCGCAGGTCTATGTGTTTTTTATAGTGATTGTTTTCTTCGTACTTTGCAATTTGAAACTCTCTAAATCCATTTAAAGAAAAACCAAAACATTCACTGTTTGCCATGACAATATACTTTTCAAGTATTTCATTAATTTTATCATTGTTTGTAGTTCCATAAGGAAAGCCTATGACACTAGAGTTTCTTATTTTCACATCCTTTTGATTTTCTGCAATTCTTCCTGAGTGTGTTTGTTGATTGTCATATAAAGATAATATTGCATCACATACGGAGACAGGAACTTCTTTTTCAAGTGCATACCACCAACTGTTCATTATTTCTTGTCTTTGTTTAATCGTAACTTAGCTTTAGAAGATTGTTTGATTCTTTCCCATCTGTTGCCTTTTTTACGAGTACTAACTAAACCATCAGATTCTTCGGGACAACTATCTCTCCAACTTTTATTTAATTTTTTAAGATTCATAATTAACCACCTACTTATTTATATACCAAATCTCAAATTTTTCCCATATTGCTCTACCAAAATAATAAGGTAAAAATATTATTAGAATCCAACCAAACAAAGATAAAAAGGCTAATCCAACTAACGTATAAAAAAAAATATCTCTAGTTCTTTGCATATTTATTAGTACTTCTTAATTCTAGTCACTTTGATTTTTCTGTGTTTGTAGTAGGTGTTAAAAAGTTCTCTTGCTTTATTTTCACCTTCTGTAATGTAACTTTTGTTTTGTGTTCTTGTAGTGTGTATATGATTAACTTCCTGACATTTTTTAGCTAACCACCATTTTCTAAAATTGCTTTCATATGTTTCTTGCACGTTGTAATAAAATTCTGTCATTTCTTTCTGTTGTTAATTATTTTTTTTGTTAAATCAGGTGCTAACTTTGAATTTGGATTTTTATCAGGATGAACTCTAGACAATATAAAAGTTAATTCTTCTTTTGTAAAACCTAAATTATTTCCACTTTTACTTGCTCTTGCTAGCCTTAAATCTCTTTCTAACAACTGTATTCTTTGTTCTTGTAAATCTAATGTTTTTTGTTGATTTTCAATCTTTCTTTTTAAAGCACTTGTATCTTCGTTGCGTTGTGGTGAAGTAAAGGTAACAGTTCCTGCTGTAGTAGCATTGCCACTACCATCCATAGTTAAATCAATCATAGAATCATATTAATGTAATTCTTTTGGATTTATAGCTATAAACTCCATTCTTGGTTCGTCTTCATAATCGTCTGAACAAATTTCTATACCTTCTAATATTTCTTTAAGATTCATTTCTATATCCCTAAGTTCTCCATCTATACGACTATATCCAAAAAATACTATTTTTCCACAAAACGTATGCTCATAAACAGGTAATTTTTCTCTAGTCTCAATGTCAGGAATAGATGCTATTGATCTAGATTCATTAGAATCCTCAGAATAACCAAACCATCTGTAGTGAAAATAGCTTTTTTTACCTTCTTGCAATCTTCCATTTTCGTCACACAATACCACTACAGGAGGTTCTGCGTGCAAGGGTACATACTCCAAATATTCACAACCAATAATTTTTCTTATTTCGTCCCATCTATCATCTACCGTAATATCTTGTGTCGTTATAGTATTAGTTTTTGGATCAACGATCCACGCTTTGCATTTATCAAATTTCATTTTTTTCTAGCACCTTTTCGCCTTTTTTTAAATTTGTAAAATAATGGTTTAGTAAAAATCCAATTCTTGGATTAATTTTTGCATAATTATTTTCGTATCTAGCTATCATGCTTCTATTTGGTTTACCATTAACTTCATAACCAAGAAAACGTGCCACATCTGTTTGCGACACGTTATATTCTTTTCTCAACTTTTTAAGTTCTTCTGCTTTCATAAAGGGTATCTACTTTTTTGTTTTAGTAATTCTTGTGTTTCAGGGCTAAACTTATACATAGAGTATTTAATTATTTTTAACTCTTCTGCAGTGAATATTTCAGTAGGAGAATCTTCTGTACCAACTGATTCCTCAAACTCTTCTATGTTTATAAAATTCCAATCAGTAGGCAAATACATAAAATCGCCTAATTCACCATTATTAAAATAGTTTGTAGCCATTGCAACTAATGTAGCATCACTATGCTCAGGTAATTCATAAAAAGAATGTAAACCCTCTCCATACGCATTTTTTTCAAAAATATGTTTAAAGACTGATACTTGTATCAACATTGACACACCACCTTTAAATTTAAAATAACTTTCTGATATACAAGAAGAATCACAATTATAATTTTCCATGTACTGAAAATTAATTTTCATTAATTTACTTTTAGTTTTTTTACAGTTTTCTTTTAATCTATCTAGGTTGTTTTTCATTTTTTTTCCTTTAATTTATTAAACAATATAAACACTATAGACTAAAATAGTTATTAAAACAACTATTAATTTTAAAAAGGTAGCCCATCATCGTCAGGTAATTCTTGATAGATGTTCCATAGATTCTCTGAAAACCACTGTAAATATTCTTCTTCTTTATTGTGTTCTTTACATATAGCTTTTTCTGAACCTAAATTATGTAGTCTTCTGTGATGTGTTACACACAAAGGACAGCAGTTTCTATCATCAGACTTTAAACTCATACCACGTGGACCTATCCAAGGCTTGAGCAAGTGGTGTACTTCTATCAAACCACTGCATATTTTACCTTCATGGTTGTAGTCTTTTGCAAAAACACATTTTTCATTTTTTATAAACTTTAGATAGTCTATGTTTACATACCTTTTGTTCTGTCTTTTTTTCATCTATAGGTCTGCCCCATTCGTCATGCGGTTCATTTGGTTCTGTGTTATTTATATAATTAGAACGGTACATCACTTTTATTTTTTGGCAAGCTTAATGAAACACTTGTATAAGGTGTGCCTTGTTCAGATTCTTTTCTCCAACCTCCGAATTTCCACTCTTCAAGATCAACTGTTACAGGTCCACTTATATCAGGAGATTTTTCGTCAAACTTTCTATCAGCACTATTTACATATATAAGACCTAATGACATCATCAATTCATATTTTGATTTGCCTTCGTTATTCTTGCTTTCACATATTGCAATGTATCTTTTTTCTCCTGTAACTCTGTGAGTAATACTGCCTTTTTTATGTATAACACTCTCTGTTTCTGTCCAAAGCGTGCCACCCCATCCATTCTCTTTATCATCTATCATTTTTCTCTCCAATTATTAATTTATATTCGTAACCCTTATAGCCATTTCCAATTCTTCTTCTTTGTATGACTTCTCCATATTTTGTTAGACCAAACTTTTCTCTACGATCATCTTTTCTCATATTTCTAATGCTTGCAGATATAGAAGGTTCGCCAAAATATTTATTTGTATTGTCTTTAATTACCTTTTGTAAATCCCAAAAGGTCCACCACTCACCATTTTTTAAACAGGTGTATACAGATTCATCTAGCGTATATTTATGTTTACTCATATCTAGAATGGCAAATCATCTTTGTTTTCTTTTTTGCTTTCTGTATCTGTTGAGTCTTTGATAGGTACACTTTTTTTAATTATTGTGTCAGTTTTGTTAGACTTGTAAGTGACATTAGCATTATTACCATCATCATCTGCAGAACCGATACCGCAAGCTGTTGATAGTGAGTATCTACGTGCGTAAGTTAGTGCTGAGCCATATCCGTGTGGTGTTTGTTTGTCAGCAGGAACAAAGGCAGGACCTGTAGGTAATGAAGCACCATGTCCATAAAACACCGTTTCTATGCACACACCACCTTCTACATGCGTTGACAGTTGTTGGTACAATATGCCTTCTTCTAATAACGGGTCTTTTACTGCTTTTATAACATCTTCTAGAGTCGCGTAAGGACTTCCTTGTGCATTTCTTTTACTTTTATAAAATTCATTCATAGCTGATTTATTGGCATCACTTATTTTTTTTTGTGCTTTGATTAAAGCGTTTACTAAATTGTCTATCATTTTTTTCTCCTTATAGTTCAAATAGTTCTATTGCACCTGCAATTTCATTTACACCCCACTGTTTCATAAAGTCTTCATTTGATAAGTCAGGCTCTAAACAGGACAGTTGCGCTACTTCTTTTATGTCATTTGATTTAGACACCAAATTAGTCATTTTTGTAGCAATACGCACTAAATCAGCAAAGTGTTTTTCTACGTTATCAAGTTTAAAAGTGTGTAGTTCTACTTTATGCTTGGTCACATATACTGCATCTATATAAGGCGGTACATCTGTTGCTGTTGAGTAAAGAGCAAGTTGTCTCTCATAATCATTACGCACTTTTGGTTGTACACCCGTTGTTTTAATATCGCGTACCGTGTCTTCATAAAGCATATCAATATAACCAATTATAGGAATAGGTAGACCTATATCAACTTCTACTCTTTGTTGGGCAGATACTGGTTTACCAAACTTTCTGTATAAAGGGATTATTGCCTCTAAAACTCTTTCAATCTGATTTTGCCTTTCTTTGCATTTTTCAAAATCATAAGGACTAGCAAGGTCTTCATTTTTTATTCTGTTGTGTATCTTTTCATATTCTTTATTTGCTGAATCAATACATATGCTCATAGGAGCGTGTGTCAAACAACCGACAGTGATGCCTTGCTCAACACAAGTACCAAATGTCATAGCAGGTGAGTAAGCGTTGTCTTTGTAACCTGCAATATTTACAAGCCACTTAGCAGGGTCACGTCGGAATTTGTTAATGGAACTGGGACTAAAGTAATTTATATCTAACTTTTCAAAAGGGTTCTTCATATATCATGCCTCATTTTAATTAATCAATATGTGCAAGTAAGGTTTGTTTTAACACAACAAAGTCTGTTTATTCTTTTGTTGTGGCTACTTACTTGTCACACCTGATGTTAATTGTACCCAATTTGGGTAATATTACAATATATTATGTTAGACTATAGATATGACTATTTCTAATTGGTTGAAAAAAGAGGGTTTGACACATCAAGACTTTGTAACTTTTATGCAAAATCAAAACGTATATATATCAAAAGGTGCAGTATCAAAATGGTGTAATGGACAGAGAATCCCAAGAAAAATAGAAATGTTAAATATACATTTAGCGACAAATGGAGAAGTTACACCAAACGATTTTTATTTATAATCTTGACAAAATAAAGCTGTCACCCATAATGGGTGCTTATGTCAATACAAGCTATCATGTGGTGTGTTAATCAAGATTGTGACACTACAACCACCAAATTAATTTTATTTCTTTTATCAAACTACGCAGACGAAAAACAGTCATGTTATCCAAGTGAAAAACATATTGCAAAATTAGCAGGTGTTTCGGACAGAACTGTAAGACGTTCCTTAAAGTATCTAGAGAATTTTGGGTTTTTAAGAATACAACATCAAAAAGGCACAAGTAATAGATATTTCTTAAGTGTGGACACCCACGACCATACCCCTGTGGACACCAATGTCCTAACCGTTAGGACACCCACGACCACCTATACTAAAGATAATACTAAAGATAAATACACAACAGAGTTTGAGGAATTTTGGAAAGTATATCCAAGACCTGTAAATAAATATCAAACATACACCAAGTGGAAAAATGTAGTTAAAGAAGTCACCCCAAAAAAACTGTTAGTTCTTACCATCAGATTTGCAGAAAAAACACAGAGAGATAATACTGAGGAAAAATATATTTGCCATCCTTCAACTTGGCTTAATCAAAGACGATACGAAGAGTTTGTAAAAACAAAAACAGTAACCTCACTAAATAACATAGCAGGATAAAAATGAACATAGAAAATCAACTTTTAGAAAAAGGCATTGTGATTAAAACAACAAAACTAGGAACGCAGAAAATTAAGTGCCCTAGTTGCCAACCACCACACAACTCACATGACAGACCTTTATCATTGACAATAGAACCTGATGAGAGTGCATTATGGTTTTGTCACCATTGTGAATTTAGTGGAGTAGTATCACTAAATAATCATATAAAACCAATACAGAAACAATACATAAAACCTATAGTTCCTGTAGAGCCTAAAAAACCATCTGACATGTATACGTTTTTTGCAGAAAGACATATAAACAAAGATACAGTTGATAGTATGGATATCTACGCAGAACAAGGATGGTATGCTTTTCCATATACAGATACAGAAGGTCATATAGCAAATATAAAATATAGAACAAAAGACAAAAGATTTAAACAAAGCAAAGATGCAAAGAAATGCTTATACAATTATGAAAATGTAAGAGGTTCTGAAACTGTTATTTTTGTAGAAGGAGAAATGGATGTACTTTCTTTGTATGAAGTTGGTTATACAAACGCTACAACATTAAGTGACGGCGCACCGAAAACAGCTAGATACAATCAAAACGATGCAAGATTTAAAGCCTTACAGGATTGTCCCTTAGTTGCAAAAAACGTAATTCTTTTTTTAGATGAGGATAGCGCAGGAAAAAGTTTACATGATGAGTTGTTGCACAGATTTGGAAAAGATATGTGTTGGTACGTTGATATTCCCAAAGACTGTAAAGATGCTAATGATGTATTGATTAAACACGGCACAGAAAGATTAAAAAATTTGATTAAAGAAGCTATTCCATATCCTGTAGATGGTTTATATAGAGTCAATGATTTCAAAGGAAGTGTAATAGATTTATATAACGGTAACTACGTTAGACCCATAGACGTAGGTTTTCCTGACTTAGATGAGATATATAAAGTTTTAAAAGGTACTTTTCACACTATCACAGGAATCCCTAATCATGGAAAAAGTTATTTTCTAGACAATATGCTTTTAAAAATATCAAAAAATCATAATTGGAAATTTGCAATCTTTTCACCTGAGCATTCTAGCAGTATGCACATAAGACGTATGTTGCAGATGTATTGTCAAAAACCATTTGATCTAGGAGAAAGTAATAGAATGACTAAACTAGAATTAGAAGATGCAATGAATTGGATAAATGAATACTTTTACTTTATAGAAACAAAAGATTCAGTTCCTAATCTAGATTATATTTTAGAAAAAGCAAAAGCTAGCATAAGAAAATACGGAACAAATGGATTGATCATAGATCCTTTCAATGAAGTAAGTGCAACAAGAAAATCAGGAACAAGGGAAGATGAGCATATAAGAGACTTTATATCTAAGTGTAAAAAGTTTGCAAGAGTACACGATATTGTAATTTGGGTAGTAGCACATCCTACAAAACTCCCTAAGGCAAACGACGGCGGTTATTTACCTCCTACCGCTTATGACATAAGTGGAGCAAGCCATTGGCACAATCAAAGCGATGCTATCTTAACTGTACATAGAGACTTTGACGATAACTCAACTACCATAATGACAAGGAAGATTAGAGAGCAAGACCTCTATGGAAAGATAGGAACAGCAAAGTTTAGTTTTGATACAGATAAGAAAGTATTTAAGCCCTACATAAAAACGGTTGATTTTAACGAACCGCCAAGTTGGACAGACTGAACAAAGAGTATACAATAACCCAATATGGAAATTGTATTAAAAAAAGTAGTTGATTTAGTTCCTTATTATCAAAACCCAAGAGTTATATCTGATAAAGCTGTAAATGAATGCGCACAATCTTTTTCCGATCATGGAATAAGACAAGTTATAAGTATAGACGAAAATAATATTATTATTGCAGGACATACTAGATTATTAGCTGCAAAAAAATTAGGAATTGAAGAGTTGCCATGTGTTGTATATGTAGATACTCCTGAAAAAATTGATGCCTATAGGCTAGCAGATAATAAAGTTGCAGAGTTTACGACATGGGAAAATACCTTTCTAGATTCTGAACTTGAAAAGCTTAGATTGGCAGGTCTAGAAATTGCAGGTTTTAATGAATCAATAACTGACGATATTTTTGAAACTTTTGATGATACTTACCAAGGAGAAATTGTTGAGTCAGAAGCAGGATATAATGCTAAAGATTTGACTTCGCAAGTACCGATAATATTTTACTTTGAAAAAGAAGATCGCAACGAAGTCATGACATTTTTAGAAAAACTGAGAGATGAAAACAATTTAGAAACAAAAACTAATGCACTGTTGCACGTTATAAGGAGTCATAAATGATACTAGTAGAAGAACCAAAACACGCAGAAATAATAGATCAGACAGATACTATGTATCCAACAAAAATGATTTCAATATCTGACGATTATAGCTTAGAGCCAATCATAGGAAATATTTATGGATTTTGTACATCAGGAGCATTCTCTATAAACACAGGTTCTAGGGATTGGCAGATTAAAGAAGGAGATTTTTTTACTCTGAAAACAAATAAGATTGAACAGACAAAAGCAACACTGCAAGAAGAGGATTCGCAGATGTTTTGGATAATACGTTATGGTTTTTTGGGTATAAATTATGTGGGTGAATCTGAAAACAATGGTCGGTTGTCCTATATTGACGGTTGCACTGACAGTTTATTGATAACACCCCCAAGGTTAGGCGATCCATGTTTAAACTATTTACATTTTCCTGTCGGAATTATACAAACACAACATCTACATCCTAGCATAAGAATGGGCATTGTAATTGGTGGAAAAGGTGAAGCATTCCAAAAACCTGACATGGAAAGAGAAGGTTGGGAAAAGGATTTAAAAAAAGGAAATATGTTTTGTCTAGAAGAAGGTGAAGTACACAGCTTTAGAACTGCAACTAATTATATGGATATCATTGCATATCACCCTGATTCAGACTTTGGACCTACAGATACAGATCACCCAATGTTGAACAGGACGTACATAGATCATGGTAAATCTTAATGGTCGTACATAAGAAAAAAGAAATAGAACGTGATGTATACGAATTAGCTATAGAACGAATACA